AGACTTGCACGCTGCGCATACTGCATACCCGCCTCATCCTTATCCGGCCAGATCAGCACATGCTTACCGGCAAGCGGTGACCAGTCGGTTTTTTCAACCGGCGCATTGGCTCCATTCATGGCCGTGGTCGCTACGATTCCAATATTGGTCAGTGCATCGGCCGCTTTCTCTCCCTCGACTAATACAACCTCACGGACAGACTTCATTCGTGACTGGTTGTAGAGCGGTCGTGGATTGGGTGCCCGCATCGACCTAGCAAGCACATCCCATGGCCGATACTCTTTGCCATCGGGTGTGTCATAGCGATAAACACAGGCGATGAGCTGACCGTCGGCATCGTGGTAATCCCACTTGGCGGACCATGGACCCAACTCATCCACCGGCTCCTTCTTAATGACCGGCTGAACTGGCCTCAGTGGTGCCTCACCCAACCAGCGAGCAACTGATTCCATGACCTGCGGGAAGTTTCGTTGGCTATCCATGCCGTTGGCCTGTGCCCACAGGTCAAGCACATCGCCACCTTCACTGGTGGCAAAGTCGATCCACATGCCTGCCTTTTGACCCTGTAGGTCCACCACCAGGCTTTTGCCTGCATTACCATGTAGGTCTCCGACTACAAACTGCTTGCCCCGGTACTTGCCATTGGGGAACAGGTAGGCCAGTGCTTCAGGTAACCGATCAATCAGATGTGCCTTCAGCTCCTTGGCATCGAAAGACTCGCGTTCGGTGGCAGACTGATCAGGCGCATCATTGAAATCCATCCAGACGATGTTGTCTGCCATCATGCTTTTCCTCCCCAACACCGGTCCTGCCATGAACAGAACTTGCACTCGTAATGGGTCGGATCATTAGCCATGCGCGGCAGAAGCTCATGAGCATCACATGCCTGGAGAATACGAACGCCTCGGTCCGATGCCTGTTGTGCCAGCTGACCATTGAATGGCACCTGCTCAAAATAGAGCTCGGCCGTATCCTTGTTGATGGCAGTGAAGACCGCCGGGTTCTGACTGATACCCGGAACCTGCGGCTCCATATAGGCCTGATAGAGCGCAACCTGGGCGGCATAGACTGGTTTGGAAAGCGTCAGACCACGTTTGACCGTGTCCTTCCACGACTTATTGTTGAGTGACTTGCACTCCCAGAGTGCCGGATAGCCAAAACCGATAACGTCAGGACCGTTGGCCAGAATCCCGTCAACATGCCCCTGGATACGACCACCGGCCGCACTAAACCCATACTGTTCACCTTGTGATGTTTCCGTATGGATCTCAAAGCCGGCCAGACGCAACCAGCGGATCGCAGTCTCTTCAAAGACATGACCTGCCTCAAAGATGCGCAGCGTGGCGCCGGAAAACTCACGCCCCACATCAACCGGGGTTTGTAGATATTCATATTGCAATGCCCGGTCACAGGCCACACCCAAACGTGAACCGCCCAGATAGCTTCGAGGCGTTTGCTGATCACGTTCTGTTGCCAGTGCGTCATCAATAAGCGTGGTGATCCGCTCGCTGAATGAAGCGGAGGAATTAAAGTCCAACATAATCCCCCCTAGAACGGCACGTCGTCGGGTGTCAGTTCCCGCAGGTTGTCGAAGTAGGCAGTGAGCACCACATCCACCATATGCAGGATTTGCTCCCGGCTGTATGCCGATAGCGGCTTGTCCATACCAACGGATGCCACGTACTCACCAAGGCGCGGCAACACAGATTCCATGGCCGCCTTTTCGTTATGAGTGGGATCAATCACAATGCTTCCCCCCAGCTTCGTTCGTTTGGCATGCAATGACTGGCATTGCATTGAACAGAACCGTTTGAACTGACGCTTTACTCCAGCTCTGCTCGGCGACAACCAGCAAAAGCCACGTCCCTCTCGTCCACAGATTGCACATATCACGCAGCCTCCTTGCTATCGGCTGCGCCGAAAACCTGAGCCTGGATGTCGCGTTTGTTGAACTGGAATGCCAACAGGCAAGATGCCTGGTAACGAGTGAGACCGAAGTCTTGTCTATAGGCTGGTGGCAGGTAACGCAGTTGCTGTTGTGTCGCCGCCTGATTTAACCAACTCCGTGACTTCAAAGCGGTGTCTTCTGTCTCGTGCTCGTTCAGCCAATCATCAGCTGCAGCGATGCAAACCGTGCGCTCGCCCAATGCCTGCAGATGAGTACCCAGATTCTTGCCACCGCCGACGCTGAACCAGCGACCATTGAGAAAGAAAACACCGGCCCAGGCATCAAACCCGGTGGCCATCAGTGCGCCATCGTCACCAAACAGGTCACACCAGCGGAAAGAAGATCGTTTGAGCAGGTCCAGCTCAGACATCACAAAGTCGGTCAGCTCGATCTTGTCATCTGATTCTTTTCGCTCCCATGTATGACCACATAACGGGCATTCCATGGAGGCGGCCGGTACCTGTGCACCGCATTCGGGACACTCCTTCTGAGGCGCTTCACCATTAAGGTCCCGGCCATCGAGATTGACATCCTGTTCCAGTGAACCATGCAGTAAGGTGCTGGTGCCAAAATCAAGCACGATGCAATCCGACTTAGTGACCCCCGGATGCTCGTTGGGATCAACGGTGCGCAAGCCACGGCCTACCATCTGAATCAGCGTGGATTTATATGAGCTGGGTCGTAGCAGGATGACACAGTCGGTCGGCGGGTGATCCCAGCCTTCGGTGAGGACTGCAACATTAACGATAACCTGAGCGTCACCCTGTTCGAATCGGTTCAGGGCAGATTCGCGTTCGTGTTTTGACAGTTCGCCATGGACCAGAACTGCCTCGACTCCGGATGCAATAAACGCCTCCGCCACATTCCGGGCATGATCGATGGTGGAGCAAAACACCACAGTCTTTCGATCACCGGCTTTTTCCTTCCACTGCCTGATGACGGCATCGGTAATGGGTGCCTTGTTCATAATGGCATCGACCTCTGCCATATCGAATTCGTCAGCTGTCCGCTTGACGTTGGCCAGCGCTCCCTGCGTACCCACATCCACCACGAAGGTCCGGGGTGGCACAAGATGACCAGACTGGATCAGTTCACCCAATCCAATCTGATCTGCCACATTGCTAAATACCGGGCGCAGTGCCTTTCGGTCTCCACGATTGGGCGTAGCCGTCACTCCAAATACCGCGATATCCGGGTTTTGCTCACGGGCATGATCAATGATGCGTGCATAGCTGGGCGCGGCAACGTGATGGGCTTCGTCGATCACCAACAGATCCAGCTTTGGCATTTGCCTCAGGTTCTTCTCTCTCGACAAGGTCTGGACCATGGCAAAAGTGGCTTGACCTGCCCAGGATTTATCCCGGGCATCAAAAACAGATGTCTTGATACCGGGATTTACCTTGTTGAACTTGGTTTCATTCTGACTGGTCAGCTCATCCCGGTGGGCCAGTACACAGGCTTTGGCGTCGGTGTCGTCCAACAACTCTCCGGCAACGCCGGAGAGCATGATGGTTTTACCGGCACCGGTCGGTGCAACACCCAGGGTGTTGCCATGTTCGCTGAGCGCTTTGATGCTGCGCTCGACAAACATTTTCTGGCGGGGCCTTAGTATCATCTCAACCCCTCCTTATTGCGCCCAGCTTGGACGGCCCGTAGGTGCCGCTGCTGGTGCCTGTTGAGCGGGTTGCGCTGACTGTGCAGGCTGAGCGGGAACATTGCCCATCACACCGGCGTATTCCTTCTTGTCCGGAGTGACTGCCATCTTGATGACGTTCTTGTCATCACCGTACTGGTCCTTATCCATCTCGACCTTGGCGATAAACTCGATACCATCGAGATCTGCAAAACCACTGATACGTCGCGCTTGCTGAGCCTGAGCGGAATTATCCTGGGGGTGTAAACCACGGGCGGAATTCAGAATGCCTTTGATAAAGGCACGTCCCATGTTGGCCCATTCAGGCCCCTTGTTGCTGTGCAGGCCAATCAGACTCCACATCTTGCGACGTGCGTAATTACCTTCCAGCACCACGAATTCACAGTTGAGGTACACGGAACCTGTAGTATGGCTTTGGGTGGCATAGCCACCGATCCAGCCCTGTGCCGGGTCATCGTAGCCTCCGGGTTTGATGGTCATGCGCACCTTTACCAGGGTGCCTTTGGGGATCAGGTCAAAGTTGTTTTGATCGTCAGCTGAATTGAAATCATTCCAAGTGGATGTCATGGTTAAACTCCTTCACTTTCATTAGAGGGTTGAGGGTCGGCGGTGGAAGCGGATGGGCGGCCAAACTCAAGTCGCTCCACTGCCGGTTTTACGGGGGTATGAATCTTGGCCATCAGCCGACCGAGATGTGGTTCCTCGATCATTTCCAGACGGCCGCTGCGATCCTTGGCGGGATAGCCATAGGGATTCAGCGTGTGGTTGATAAAGGCACGCCAGGACTGACCTTCATCGTCAGTAATCTCCGCCATGGAGATCACCTGATCGACAATGCCGGGCAGCTCAAGACCTGTTTTCGATCCCTCGATCTGGGGCAGGAACACCTTGCGGTTGAAATCGTCGATTCGCTCATCGAGGATGCCGACGAACCAGATGTTCTTGTTGCGGGTGTGCTGCAGGTGGGTCAGCCAGGCAATCATCTCCTGACCATGAAGCCCATAGGCACCACGGCTATCCGGCTTGCCAGTACGCTCACTGAATGCCTGCGGTTGCCCCTTGCACCATTGAAAGCAGAGACGGCCCGCAACCGTGATCGAGTCAATGAAAACGGTCTCGTATTTCTCCAGCACAGCCGGATCACCAAAGCGTTCGCATACCGCATCGAAGTGGGCCTGACTGTATGGCTGGTCTTCCCGAAGCGCAGGGTTGGGACCACCAATGAATACGGCGAAATCGCGGCATTCCTGCCAGGTCTTGGGGCGGATGCTGTCGCCAGACCATCCTTCAATGGCCAGATCACCGGCTTCCAGATCGAAGAACAGCGTGTTCTCTTGATCCAGAGTCCACAGCAGACTGGTCTTGCCGATGCCAGACTTGCCAAAGATGCAGCCCTTGATACCTCGCTTCTCGGCCAGTCGCTGGTCGGCGGAAATAATAGGCAAGCTCATGAGTGATCCTCCTCATTCGAGAAGATGTCACCGATGCGATGAGCTCCCAGGGCACCACGTTTGCGGGCAAGCTCGTAGAGATCACGCAAAGCGTTCAACCGCCGACTTAGGGGGCGTATCTCGGCTTCGAGCTCGAGGATGGCGAAGGCGATCTGGTCAAGCGTGCTATCTTCGAGCGCGACCTCTTCAGCATCAGAGCCGACTATTTCAGGTAGCTCTTCCAACATATAAGGATGGTGCTTTTTCAGTCTTTCGAGCAGGGTCTGTTTTTTAAACATGGCTTTACTCCTCAATCGGGATCAGTTGGAAGGTGGCTTTGCCGGTCTTGAGTGTGCGAGCGGGAGCGAATGACTCGCGCAAGCTCTCCGGCCAGGCGGTGTACTTGCGCTCGGCTACCTTGTAGGTGATGTCCAGGTATTCGGATGGGTCGTCGCCGTTGGCAGCAATGCGCTTGGCAATCTCGGACAACTTCTTCTGGTCCCACACCGGTTTCTTGGGGAGGTTAGTCGTGACACGGACGCCGTCATCATCGAAGTGGACAATGCCGGTGTCCTTACCTGTTTGTACGCGTAACGCCTTGGCATGAACTTCGTACTTCAGAGCGATAGAGCCATCGATCCAGTCTTTGAGCTCTTTGGCTTTTTGCAGGGAATCCGTAGCAGCAGCCTGCAGCTGCATCAGCTCTTTTGCCGGTAGGCCTGTCAGCTCAGCAACGGAAAAACCCTTCGTATCTTCCAGAGTGATACTCATAGGGCACCTCCTACCTGTGGCTGATTAGCAGGCTCGGATGTCGATGCACGCATGTGCTGGATTTCATATGCCTCGATATCCTCGAGGCGGTAGACAACGCGGCCACCCATCTTCAGGAAGCAAGGCCCCCAGCCGATGGCACGCCAGCGCTCCAGTGTCCGCTGGGAGACGCCCCAGCGGTCGGCCAGTTCGGCCTGATTAAGGTGTTTTACTGTCATTTCTTTCTCCTGACGGTTAATGCGGAATGCAGGAGAAAGAATGCGGGATTGACGGTTAGGAGCCGGTCAGGGGGGAGTTAGGAAATTGGTTAGGAATCCATGATCCAGCTGAATATCTGGGGCGGATCCTTTCGAATGTCATTCAAACTTGAGTTTTTC